CGATGTGATCGAAGGCGTGAAACTGACGCCAGTACCGATCGCCAAAGACGAAGCCGAAGAACTCGCCACGCGGCCCGTGTAACGACAGGAGATCACCATGAACATGCTCGACAAATGCCTCGACGGCGTGACGGATAACCCGACGATCAACAGCGGTCTCACGCGACTGCTCCACAACATCGCCATCGAGATCAGGGGGGCCGCGGGGAACGAGGCCGCGACGCTCCAACTCGCCGATATGATCGACCGCGAAGCTGGTCGATGCGCCGGTCATGTCCTGGCCAATACGCCGATGGTCATGGCCACGCCGCAGGTTCACCCTGAACCGGATACGGCTGGCGGTCAGCCCGACAAGCTGGATGTGTCATCCATGACCGGCACGCCCGATGAAATCGCGGCATGGCAGCGCGATAGTGGCGCTCGCGAGATCGAGCGCGTGAGCAATGATGACGGCTCCTTTACGGCCTACTTCCTGCCGAAAAAGGAAGCCACCCCCGCCAAGCCAACCGCCTAAAAAACTGAGACAATAGGAGACCGCGATGGCGAACGGTTTTGTTGATCGGGTCAAAGGCAAGATGAAAATCGGTGCCCTTTGGCTCGGCACCGGTGGGATCACCGACGCGGCTTCGGGGATCTCTGGCAAGGTGGTATGCGCGATCCGGCTTTCCTTGCCGGTTACCGCCGTAGCCAGCACGCCGTTCACGCTGTCTCTCCCCACGGGGGCAACGATCGTTTCGGCGACGGTTTACACCTCGACGGCCTACGCCGCGGCGACAAACGCTTTCGTGGAAATCGGCAGCGCGGCGGCTGGACAGCAGTATGTCGCGCAAACCTCCATCCAGGCCGCTGGCGTGGTCGCCCTGACATTCGCCGCCACAGCGGCGGCAGCGGCGGCAATGGCATCGCTACCAGCCGGGACTCCCAATCTGTTCGTGACGGTGGTCCAGACTGGAGCGGCGTCCGCGACTGGCGCCGCGACCTTGGTTATTGAGTATACGTCGCCGTGATCCGCCGCCTCATCCTCGCCGTATGCCTCTGCGCCGCCGCTCTAACGGCGCACGCGGCGGCGCTGCTGCCGACGCTCACGATCACCACCGCTGTCTCCGCGACCGCCGCAACGCCTCTACAGTTCCGCGCTGGCGTGCCGCACAACGCGACGATCCAGGCTAATTTCGTTTATGGGTCCGGTGGCACCAGCGCGGATGCTTATGTGCAGATCAGTGTTGACGGCGGTTTGACGTGGGTGGACGTGGCGAACTTCCACTTCACGACCTCAAGCGCGCGCCGCCTCTACAATCTGTCATCCGCCACGGCGGTTACGAGCATCGCGACGCCAACAGATGGTTCACTGACCGCGAACACCGCTGTTGACGGGTTGCTTGGGACACTGATGCGGGTGAAATACGTCACAGTCGGCACTTACGCCGGGACCACAACGCTCCGGGTCGATGTTGTCGGCGGCGGTTTGACGCCATGACGTGGACCTATGTCCTTTCTGAAATCGATACGGTTCCGCTTTTTCAGGTTCGCACGCTGATCGGCGACACATTGACGGCCGATCAGCAGATCACCGATGAGGAGATCGGCTACTTCCTCACGCAACGGGCCTCTGTCTATGGCGCGTCCGCCATGGCTTGCCGCGCGCTGGCGGCGAAATACAGCCGCAGCGTCACGATGGGCGCCGGAGCGACACGGATCAACTTCTCTGACCTGTCCAAGGCATACGCGGCACGCGCCATCGCGTTCGATCAGCAGGCCGCGACTGGTGTTGTCCCATACGCTGGCGGGATATCCATCGCGGACAAGCGGCAGCAACTGCAAGACCCGGATCGTGTCGCGCCGCAATTCAATCTTGGTCAGGATGACAATTACATCCCGGTGGCGCCATCCGGGAACGAGGTCGGCACGGAGGAAGGTATCGTATGAGACCATGGGAAGCTGTCGCCTCGACGGCGCGGCCATGGGAAGAAGGCGCGGGCATGAATCGCGTCATCTCAATTGGGCGTGAGGCCGGAACGACTGGTCCCGGCGTTCAACCGGTTCAGGAATTAAACGGATCGCAGCGCGGCAACATCGCCACGGGCGTGCCGTGTTCGATCGAAATCGATCGCGAACGCGGAAAACCGATGGGGGATGTGCCCGGCGATATCCAGTCCCGAACGACATGGAAGATATTCATTCAACCAGGCGATGCGGTCGCGGCCACCCTTAATTCAACGGGCGCCATCCTGACCAGGGATGTTCTGACGGACGACATCGGCGTCAAATATCAGGTCTCTCAGGCGTGGTGGCATTGGCTGAACGGCTGGCAGATCAGGGCTGAAATGCTACAGGCGTGAGGCATGATGGCCACTTTAGCCGATATCCGTCTCACTCTCGCCGATTTGATTCTTGCCGCGGTCTATCCGAACGGGACCGGGCAACCATCAATAATCTCCGGCATGACCGGATCATGCGGAGTTTTCCAGAACGATTTCAAGCCCGGCGATATTGATACCAGGGTATCGGCGGGGGATGTTCTGGTCTCAGTTGTGGACCTTCCGAATGCCACCTCAACCACCCGGTTCACGCCGCTGGAAATCGATCTACCCGCCGCCACGCCGCTGCTGATATGGTCCGTCACGCCAACCACCGCGACCCTGTCAGGCACGCTCTCCGCCGGGCAAATCATCGTTCTGATCGTTAATCGTGTCGCGTTCCGCTACACCGCCGCCGCGAATGACACGATTTGGTCCGCGCTCAATCAACTCGCGGTCGCCATCGCGGCGGAACTTGAAATCCAGACTTTCGTGAGTGGCGGCACGGTCTCCATCCCAAACGCTTTCGACCTGCAAGCGAGACTCGGCGTGACACGTCAGGTCATCACCGAAGTCGGGCGGCAGATGTCCCGTTTCGAGGTTCGCGTTCTCGCCGCCACTGAAGCAGTTCGCTCGGCGGCTGCGAGGGTCATCAAACCGGCGCTCGATTTCGTGACCCGCCTCCCCCTCCCCGATGGCACCGTGGCATGGGTTAAATCGGGCATCGAGACCAGCGATTGGCGCCCCGCGAAACTCGGCATCGCATCGGGGTGCATGATTTTCCCGGTCGAGTGGCCCACGGTCATTCCTGGCACGGCGGCGGAATTGATTGGTTTGTCTATCGCGGTTCAGGGCGGCGCGGGAGACTTGGCGGCGTTTACCGCGACGGAACCGCCGGTCATCACAATCAACGGGTAAACCATGATGCTTCCATTAAACCTCGGCCAGAACATCGGTATTATATTGATCCAGAACGGCAACCCGTTTGGCCTGGAAGCCTGGGTCGGATTCAGTTCCGGGCAAAACGAAGACGGCGACTGGCGTGGCGAGATTCGCCTTCATCGAAGCACCTCTAATCTTGAGAAAGCCGTCGATCTGGACCCGGTATTTCTGATTTTGGCCACGGTTACGGACCCCGATGGACAGAAAACCCAGTTCTTCTATCACGAAGCGACGCTTCGTTTCGATGCCGCTGGTGAATGGAACCTTGATAGTTTCGTTTCGCAGATCATCAAATTCACGGCAACGCGCCGCACAATCAACGGTTGAGGTCCACATGCACCATCTTGTCGTCCACAACCCGTTCGGTCGATTTCGGCGGGGCGAACACATCACCGATCCAGCCGAGATAGCATCCGTCCTGGCGAGTGAAAACGCCGGGCATGCGCGGCGGATCGAGGCCGATGAGCCGAAGGTTGAACCCTCCGCCGAACCGCCGATACTGGCCGAAGATCATCCAGCCGAACCGGCTGAGCACGAGGGGATTTGATCATGGTCGGAAACATTGTCCAGGCCGGGGCGATCAACCCGAACGCGCTCGGCCGTCCGGGACTGACGATTCAAATACAGCCGCCAGCGCCTATCCTTCAGGGTATTCCGACCAATGTCTCGGGCATTGTCGGCACCGGGGTATGGGGGCCGGTCAACGTGCCGGTTATCGCATCCGATATCACGAGCGGTCAGGCGGCGTTTGGTCAGTGTCAGGCCCGAAAGTACGATCTCTGCACGCAGGTTGCCATCCAGCAGGAACAAGGCGCCGCGAATTTCCGGCTTGTGCGTGTGACCGATGGCACCGATACGGCGGCGACATCGGTTATCGGGGCGACAGACGCCACGATTACGGCGCTTTACACCGGCTCGCTCGGCAACTCCCTCTCGGCCGCGATCGCCAACGGCTCTCAGCCCAACACCTGGCGCATCACCCTCACTGGAACCGGTCTGGTCCCGGAGCGGTTCGACAACATCTCTGGTGGCGTTGTCAGCAACACGGTCACGCCGGGCACTGGCGCCACCGCCGTTCCGGCTCTGACATACTCCGCCCCAACGCTCCCCGGCGGCATCCAGGCCGTGGGCAATGCCTCTCTGACCGTCGTGGGGACGCCAACGATCGGCGCGGGCGGGACTGGCGTTGTCGCCAATGATTTCATCACCTTCTCAAACGGCGTGGTGCTCAAGGCCGCGACCGTTGTCGGGGGCGTCGTCACCGTATGGTCGCCAGTCTCGACCTCGGGTTGCTCCGGCGGGTCTCTGAGTGGCGCTGGCACGGCGACTCCAACCAATCCCGTCGCGATGATCTCAACCACTGGCGCTGGCACGGGCGTTACCGCCAATCTGGTCTGGGGACTCGGCCCGGTTACGATGCTGACCGGCGGCCAGGGCTACGCATCCGCGACGGTCGCCGTTGGCGCGTCCGGCGGTTCCGGCACGATCGCGCCGGCCGTTTCGGTCTGGGCCAACATGGCGGCGGCGATCAACAATGGCCAGTCCACCGCGCGGGGTCCATCGAACCTTGTCACCATGGCGGCGGGGTCGGCGATTGATGTGCCAACCGTATCGACCCACACATTCACGGGCGGCACGGACGGCTACGGCGGCGTTACATCGGCAACCCTTGTCGGGTCCGATGTGGCGCCGCGAAAAGGCATGTACGCGCTGCGGAAAAGCGGTTGCGGCGTCATGATGCTGGCCGATGCCGACGATTCAACACAATGGACTTACCAACTGGCTTTTGGCCTCGGAACCGGCACCGCGTCCGGCGAAGAGACCTATATGATCGGCACCACTCCGGCGGGCGACACGATCGGCAACGCCACGGGACCATCCGGCACAAAGGCGACAGCCGGGATTGACGAGTATCCGCTCAAGCTGATGTTCGGCGATTGGCTCTGGTGGTACGACCAGGTCAACGGCCTGTCCCGGCTTGTCTCGCCGCAGGCGTTCATCGCGGGCCGGATCGCCGCCATGACGCCGCAGAATTCGTCTCTGAATAAGCCGCTTCAGGGAATCCAGGGCTCGCAGAAATCCGGGCTGGGCACAACCAATCAAACACAGACATGGTCCGATGCCGAGGTGCAACTCCTCAACCAGTACGGCATCGACATCATCACCAACCCGTCGCCGGGCGGTTCTTATTGGTCCGCCGCGACGGGGCACAACACATCCAGCAACGCGGTCATCCACGGCGAGGCCTATACCAGAATGACCAACTTCATCGCCTCCACGCTATCGGCGGGAATGGGCATCTGGATCGGCAAGACCGTTACGATGAAGCGGCTGCTGAATATCGCCGGAACGATCCGGGCCTTTCTTCAGGCGCTTGAAGACGCGGACCAGATCGGAACGATTGACGGTAGCCCGTGCTTTTCAGTCATCTGCGACGCCACGAACAACACGCAACAGCAGGTCGCGATCGGCAACGTGACGGCAAACGTCAAGGTCGTCTATCTCGGCATCATCGAAAACTTGTTGGTCAACCTCATGGGCGGCGCCTCAGTCACTATCCAACGTGCCGGCACGCAGTCCACCCAATAACGGCGGAGAATAACCAATGTCAGGCACAACCGCCGGTCTGAACACCGGCAAAGACTATCAGATCGTCATCACGACGGCGACCGGACAACAGGTCGATCTTGGCCGGATCACCGGCTTCGATCATAAACCGCGGTCCAAGACATTGAACCATATGGCGCTCAACGATGCGCCCGAAGAGTTCTTCGCGCCGAACGGCCATGACTTCACGATAACGATCGACCGCGACGGCCCGGCGAATGACATCTTGTTTTCCGCCGCTGAAACGGCATGGTGGGCGGGTGGAACTATTGTTTTCGGGTCAATGCTTGTTCAGATCACCGAGCCGGACGGCACGCAATCGCGTTGGGCGCCGAGCGGCATATCCATGTTCCTGGACAACCGCGGCGACGCCAAGGCGGACAATCTGGTCAAGCAGAACATCAAAGGATACGCGAAGATATGGCCACCGGCATGAGTGAGGATGAACCTACCGTTCTGACGGATGCGAAGGGCCGCAAGCTCACGCTACGGACACTCACGTTGCTGGAGCAAACCCGAGTGCTTCGCGCGATCGGACCGGCGCAGGCGAGCAACGAACCTTACGTGCAGACCGTCATCGCCATGTGCATGATCGCCGATATTGACGGTGTTCCCGTCCTACTGCCCACGAACGAACGCCAGATCGATGGGATGCTTGATCGCATTGGCAATGAGGCCGGTGTCGCGATGAATGTTCATCTTCGGAAGATGCAGGCCGACGCCGAAAAAGCGGCAGAGGAGGCGATGTCGCCAGACCCTTTGCCGCCATCCGTCAATTAGTCGAGTTCCAGCCGTTCCGGCAATACGTCTTGCTTCGAACCAAGGGCTTTTCAGCGGCCGAGATTGACGCGATGGACGATGTTGAGCGTGATGGCATGACGATCATCCTGACTGAATTTGACGGCGGCTCATTCGACTGGGAAACAGTTTCCTGGCGCAAACCCGGAGGGTCGCCGTGATGCGAGAATTTTCCTCCTTCGGCGATGCCGCGGCGTTTCTTGGCGAAGTCGCATTGACGCAACACGCGGCCGACAAGCGTGCGTTGGAGAAAGCCACGAAGATCATCCAGACTCGCGCCAAGGCGATCGTGGGAGAATATCAGACAGATACCGGTCCGTTTGTGCCGTGGGCCGAACTGGCGGACGCGACCAAAAACGAGCGTGTTCGTCTCGGGTTCACCGAAAACGATCCGGGCCTACGAACAGGAGAAATGAGGGACTCGATTGAACGGAACGTCGCTGACAATGAAGGTCAGGTTGGATCGAACGACGACAAGTTGGTTTGGTTCGAACTCGGCACATCCACAGGCCAACCGCCGCGTTCGGTTCTTGGCGCCGCGGCGTTTCAGAGCCAAGAGAAGGTTGTCAACATTGTTGGCGAAGAAATTGTCATCGCGCTTGTGGGTGATGATGTCTTCAAGGGACGCATGGAGATTTAATTCACCGCCAGGAAGAAGAGCGCGTATCCGATTTCGCATGCGACTGTCGCGGCAAAGATCAGCCCGGCGATCCAAACCGGCCACAACATCCGGCGAACCATCTTCGCTCCTGGCGCATTCCGCCGTGCCGCGGCAACCGCGAGCCGGTTGAGTTGCATGATGCGGCGGACTCGGAAGCTGTGTAGATCATCCTCGAATTCCATCGCTGGATATTAGCCGAGGGACGTTGATTGTTCAACTTTTTCAAGATCGCCATAGCCGTTTCTCTAACCAATTCGGTGTCGTCCGTATTGGGGCTGATCGCGCGAGACATGGTCAAGACCGATGCGGCGGCCATCGCGTTGAAGAACACGCTCAAGGAGATCAAGCTCCTCGGCCTGTCTGGTATGGCGTTGACCGGACTAGGCATCGCCGGGCTTGATCTTGCCGGACATCTGATCAAACCGGCCTCGGAATATCTCCACCAACTCAACATCATGAATATGGCGGGTATGACGCAGGCTCAGATCGCGGAAGCGGTCGGGGATGCGTGGAAGAACACCTCGACCGTCATCACGACAACGGCTACCGAAAATCTCAAGATGTTGCTCGATCTTCGCAATGTCATTGGTGAGGTCAAATCGTCTGGCGTGACTGGCGGCTCAGCTATCAGTATGGATGCCGCGCGGGCTCAACTACCGGTCCTCTCCATGATGCAGGCCGTTTTGGCTTCGTCATCTGAAGCTGGCATTCGCAAAGTCGCGTCCGATAACTTCGCGTTCTCCATGGCGAAGGCGTTGGACATCATAGGCGCGGCGACAAGCCCGGAGAAATTTGAAACTCAGGCCGCGCTAATGGCCAAGGTCGTCACCGCGTTCCAGGGGCGCGTCACTCCCGCGCAATTCCAGGGTGTGTTTCAATATGCGCGTCAGGCAAAATATGGGTTGAGTGACGAGTTCAAGTACGAAATTCTGCCCAGTCTCATGTTGGAATCGTCATCTGGCGCGGGCTCATCCGGCGGCGGGTCGCGCGGCGTTGGCCCACAACTCGCCGCGTTTTCCCGGCTCGCGCTCCAAGGCTACATCAACAAAAAAGCAATCCCCGAACTCGAGGCGCTTGGTCTTTATACTGGCGGCGCTGTCAAAACGACGACAGCGGGAA